TCCACCGCTTTCTAGCTTGCCTTAAACGGCTGTTTGGATCTTTAGCCGCTTTTGGAAACTTTTTCATTTGCCCCGCAGATCGAGCACAATATGACTTACGTCTTTTTGCGTCCTTACTGCCTGCCTTTACTTTCCCTGTAACTGCTGTCTTTAACTTGCTACCAGGGTTCTTTCTTCTATAAGCCTTAACGCCAGCTTTAGTCATTCCCGCACCACTTTTAGTGGGACGAAAATTCTTTTTATTACGCTTCGGCATTTCTCCTTTAGAAGCCATCTTAACCCCTATGCGTGGTAGAACATCATCAAATCAAATTGCGGAACAATAAATGTAACGAAGCAACCATCTTTGAACAGAACGCCCTCATCTGGCATAAACGGGTCGTCAGAGGCGTTGTCAGTTCCAATTGAACGGAACTGTATGATTTCTGTTCCCGTAACACCACCGTTTCGCAGATTTGCTTTTCCAGCGGTTCCGCCAGAATAAAAAGAAAACCCTTGCAAACGAGTACGGCCCGCAAAAATTACATCCGCTGCATTGGCGTTAATACCCGCTGACACATTACCTGCTGGATTACCAACAGCTGTAATACTCGTAATTGTCTTAAAGTAACCTGAACTTGTTGCTGTTCCAGCATTTGCTCCAGTAACAGTCTCACTTAAAGCTGATCCATTCACATCTGTGCCAACTACAGTGAAAGAAATTCCGCTGTCGTTACCCGCTGATAAAATTGTTACCTGTCTTCCAGAGGCGTTTGTAACGCTTCCACCAGAAGCTAAAGCACCGCCAATAGTTAACGCAGCGTTATTTCCAACAGAAGCGGCTGTTGAAATACCGTCTGCATCAAGAGCTACTTCATCGCTAATAATGACTGCGGTTACGTCTGATCCTGCCATTTTAATCTCCTTTAAAATATAGGCGGGGCGTTAACCCCGCCAAATTAAACATTAGGCTGCAAAAACAAACGTACCTGTAGTGCCCGCTCCAAGATGTTGGAAATTATACGAAACGTTCCACAGACCTGCTGTTGTGCAAGTGAAGTAGATGTAAGAACCAATGCTGAACAAGTTTGTTGCTGCGTTAGCAGGAGTATACTTTAACAAAGTTTCCCCAGCGGTGGACGCATCAAACGTGACCGCACTACTGGTACGGCTTTCTATAATGCTACCTGTTTCATAAGCATCACTACCCGCGCAATCAAAACTCAAGAAAGCTGTTCCACCAGTGGTGTCTACGGACTGAGCATGTATAACAACAGTACCTGCTGTCGCGGCAGGAAGAGTAGTAACCTGTTGCGCTCCTCCAGTAAATGGATTGATGTTAATTCCTGCAACGTAAGTAACAGTACCAGATGTGGCTTTAGCCGTTACAGTAAGGCCGCCCAAAGTAGGCATCCCACCTGAAAACAAAGAGCCAGCTACCGTAAGGTCCCCTGTCAGTGTTGTATTACCCGTAACTGCAAGAGTTCCGCCAATGCTAGTGTTGTTAGAAAAGGTAGAGTTAGTTGTTACTGTACCTGTTGAGTCTGCAACGGATATATCATTAAATCCATTTTCAGAACGGACTGGTCCGTTAAATGTTGTATTAGCCATGTTATCTCCTTGTCGTGGCTAGAGTCAGTCACGGGATGTGACTGTCAAGGTATCTTTACGATACACCACCTTTTAACAAAAAGAAAGAGGGTAACTTATACCCTCACTCGCTTGATTTTTCTTTAAGTACCAATCCGAATATAGCACAGATAATACCCGCCCAAGTTAATATTGGCATTGTTAATAAAATACCTAACCCAACACCTACAACAGCTGCAGCTCCGTAGCTTGAAGGTTCTTTTAATCTTCCTTTAATCCAGTCCATTTACTTTCTCCTTGTTAAATAAAAAAGGGGCGACAAAAGCCGCCCCTAGTGGTTCCATAAGGCATATGGATTTACGCTCCTGGAGAGCCGAAGATACAACGAGGATCTGAGAAACCAAAAGAATATCTTTCTCTTGCTTTAAATCTCATGTTTCCTGTATCAAAATCAGCTTCCATGTTTGTGGATAGCGAAGTTCTTTCAAAATGAATCATTCCGCGTGGAGCGTCTGTCATCACAAAGAAAGCGTCTGAATCGGTCAAGAAATCATTAACGGCATAACCCTCTGGAAGCATTCCCATTGAGCGCATAGCGTTAGTGTCATTGTCCGCTGTACCAGAACGAAGATTAGAAACCATTATTCTTTCAGCAATAAATTGAAGCTGACGAGGAATAACAAGTTTCATACCGCGTAGTGCTACTTTAAGACCACGTTCGTCAACAAACCCAGCAATATTTATTAACGCATCTTCAAGAGAAGTTTCGTTAAGATCTGCTGCTGTACTTGGTTCGTTAGCAAACGTGCCACCGTTAGTTAAAGGATGAGACGCATCACATAGTGCAACTCCGTCACCGCCAGCTGAAGCACCAGCTGTAAATGCGTTGTTTAACACTGCTGCGGCTTTCACCTGTTTAGTGTGTGCCATTGATCGAGCGAGTGCACGAGTATAACGAGAAGATAGACGATCATAGAGATTATCCTCAACTGCTTCCTCTGTAATAGAGAACGCAAGTGCGATTGTCTCATGATTGTATCTCGCCGTATATGCTTCGTTAGCATCGTCGAAATTAACAGCGGAACCCTCCGACTTAGTCGGGGCGGCTCCAAACCCAGATAGCATAACCTCTTCCTCGAACGCTCTGTCCGATGATTCAGTAGTGAAAATCTCTGAGTGTTGGTTCTCGTACCTGGAGTACTCCATGCCAAACAAGGCATTGAGACCAGGCTCTAGCTCTTTCGCTAGTTGTGCGCGTGATATAGCCATATCTTAGTCTCCTATACGCCAGTTGTAGAAACAGTGGCCGCTGCAATGGAGCCAGTAGGCGCATTGAAGTGGTTGTTTATACGAACGATTAGTGGGATACCAGCAGCAGTGAAATCAGAATTATCTACATCATCTTGGATGCCCATAATTCTTAACGCCAATGTGTTGGTGGTTGCGACTGTATTCAAGTCCGCTGTTGCAGAAGAAATACCAGTAGTTGTAGAACCACTGTTACCCGTAGCAAAGGCGATATTAGCGAATACAGATGTAAGAACTTCCGCTTCAGTGTTCTGTCCTGCAACAACGTTAGATGTTGCAATCGTGAACAATTGATTTGGATCATCGTACAAAAAGGCTTTGACAGGGAATGTAGAATCCGCGCCAGAACCAGGCCAGTAGTTAGAGAATATTGTTTCACCAGTAGTTGAAGAAACGTACTCACAACCTCCGAAAACTCCTACAATAGCGACATTACCACCAGCCGCAGCTTGTAGATCGTCAATGACACCCGCAGCGAGCGGTATAACCGCCATGCCTTGGAATATTGGATTAGAGTTATCAGAAGCTATGCGATATTCCGTCATCCCGGTAGAGTTGGTCGATTGACCAATTTTTCCCATCGGTCGGAGACCGAAGGAACCGTTAGAATTTGCCATAATAAGCTCCTATTTATAGCAGTTGAAATTATTCAGTGTCGCGGTCGCGTCCACCGAAGCTAACTCGACTTGATCTCCTATTTTCAATAGGCATTGAAGGGTGTTGTTCCTTCATCAAGTCTTGATCCACAGCTGTCATTTGATCACGGGTCCGATCCCGATAATATGCGGTTCTCTCCTGTACTGTTTCTTCAGGTATTCTAGCAAGCATAAGCCCACCATTACCTATTACACCAGCATGTTTCCCATCTTCGATAGTAGCATAATCAGATTCAGGGTGCTCATCAGCTCTTACGGGTTCCCAACCTTCACGCAACTTTGCATGAACGTTCATGGAATCGTCTTCACCTCTAAGGGATGTCCTAATCCAACGATGTTGATACCCAGGTTTGGGATCTGGTGCTTCTAATCTGCTTGGGGGTGCCCAAGGTTTTCTACGTGTAGTAGTTTCACGAGTTTCTTTTGACCGTTCTGTTCTGTCCGACATTATACTTTCCTCAATCTTTGACATACTTAGCGTACTCCTCTAAAGGAACCCCAAGTTTTTTAGCTATCGCAATCTGTGAAGCGGATAACTTGACGGTCCTGCGCCCGGTTTTTGTTGTGCGGGATGCGGAAGTATCAGCCGATGCGACTCTGGCACTTCCCCCGGTTTTTCGACCAGCGTTAAAACGTTGTGGAAACTCGGTTCTCATACGCTTGTCAATCTCACTATAGTACTCATCTGCTTGCGGGTCAAACCCTTCTTCTTCAACAAGCTTGCGATGGATACCAAAAGCGGCATAAGTCATAACTTCATCCTGACCAAACCACTCATTTTTATTTGCCCAGCCTTCAGCTTTTGGATCAGCTTTTGGAGCTGGAGCCTTCGCTGCTGGAGCATTTGCCTGTACTTGTGTACCTCCCTGAACAGGAGGTTTTTGCAATTTTGTCTGATCTTGACGCTGTTTTGCCAATCTATATCTTTCCTGCTCGATAGATATTTTAGACAAAGCACCTTGCGCGTCAAACATTTTATCTACATCACCAGACTCATGGGCATCACGATAAATTTGTTTTGCTGTTGCAAGCTGTGACTCTAGTCGGGTGCCGTATTCATTTAAATAACCCTTGTCTAAACTTGTCAGCCGTTCTTTTAATTTATCGTTTTCCTGTTTTACAGTCTGAGCGAATCGAACAGCTTCTTCTCTGTCCCGTTCTTCCGTTCTGTATTTGTCTGTTAACGTTTTAATCCTTTTCTGAACCCGTTTACTGTAATCATCAAGTTCTTCAGGATCTTGTGTGTCTTCTTCTGATACCA